TGGAATTCGCCAGGCAGGAAGGTGATGCGTTCTTCTCCGGCAATGGCGTCAACAAGCCGTTCGGCATCCTGACCTACGTGGAAGGTGGCGCCAACGCCGCCAAGCACCCGTTCGGCCCCATCAAGGCCGTGAACAGCGGTGTTGCAGCCGGCATCAATGGCGACAGCATCCTGGACCTGGTCTACGACCTGCCGTCAGCCTTCACCGCTGGCGCCAAGTTCGCCATGAACCGCAAGACCCAGGGCGTAGTGCGCAAGCTGAAGGACGCGCAGGGCAACTACCTGTGGCAGCCGTCGCTGGTGGCCGGTCAGCCGTCCACCCTGGCCGGCTTCGCCGTGCAGGACGTGGCGGCCACGCCGGACGTAGCGGCAAACGCGATTGCCGCGCTGTTCGGTGACTTCAAGCAGACCTACACCGTGTACGACCGCAAGGGCGTGCGCGTGCTGCGCGATCCGTACACCAACAAGCCCTACGTCATGTTCTACACGACCAAGCGCGTGGGCGGTGGTGTGCACAACCCCGAGCCGATGCGTGCCCTCAAGATCGCGGCTTCGGCCTGATCACCCACCTGTCGGGCGGCTTCGCGCCGCCCGGCGTCAATCCTGTGTTCGAGGAGCCGCAATGGCAAAGTTCATCAAGCCCTTCCGTGGGGTTCCGGAAGGACAGATTTATCCCATCCAGTTTGCCGCCGGCGATGATTGCCCGCCCGAGCTGGAGGCCGGCGCGCTGTCGGTGGGCGCGCTTAGCTTGATCGCTGACGCCCCGCCGCCGCTGACGCTGTTGGGGTCCAGCCTGCAGCCGGCGCGGTTCGAGTTCGCCGATGGAAGCGAACTGTCGCTCGATGATGTGGTCAGAAAGGCGCATGCAGCATCGGGCCTGACCGTCGAAGCCTGGAATGAGATGAGCGAAGAAGCCCGCGAGATGGCAATCGTCGAGACGGTGAAGGGGCTGATTGCCGAGACCGCTGAGACCGCCGACAAGCAGCAGGCAACCGGCGATAAGGTGACCCTGATCGCCCAGCTGGAGGCGGCAGGGATCCCCTTCGACAAGCGCTGGGGTGCTGAAAAGCTGGCCGCAGCACTGGCCGAAGGGAAGAAGGACTGACATGCCCATTGTCTCGATCGCACAGGCCCGCTCGCATGTGCGAGTCGAGGCCGACTACCCCGAAGAGCAGTTGCAGCCCGCCATTGATGGTGCCGTAGACGCAGCGCAGGCATATCTCAACCGCAGGGTGTACGAGAACTCGGCAAGCTTGGCTCAGGCGCGAGCCGGCTACCCAGCGGCGGTAAGGGCAGTGGCAATAGCGCGTGACCAGGCGCTGGCTGACGCAGTGTTCATCGAGAACCGAGAGGAGCGAACCGCGGCGATCCGTCTTGCCAACGTTGCTTTCGGCGAGGCCACTGCAGAGGCGGAGGCCTGCATCCACGGCGTGGTCGTGAATCCCAGCATCGTCACGGCCGTACTGCTGACGATTGGCCATCTCTACGCGAACCGCTCCGACGTGGTTGTGGGCACCCAAGCCGTAGAGCTTCCCAACGGCGCCAAGAGCCTCCTGCGCCCATATCGAAGGGTGATGATGCCATGACGCTTCAGGACGGCGATCTGCAGAATCGCATCCGCTTCGAGCGGAAGACCGTGGCTCGCGATCCTCTCGGCGGCCAAGACAAGCCGGTATGGGCTGAAGTTGTGTCCGTGTGGGCCAAGGCCACCAACAACCTTGCGGCCACCACCGAGGCTGTGGCTGCCGGCGCCGACCGCTACCGCGAGCAAGTCAGGTTCGACATTCGCCCACGGCAAGTCGACCCTCAATGGCGGATCGTGTTCCGTGGTCGCGTGTTCGATATCAAGAGCATCGCGCCCAGTAACGACCGTAGCGAGTTGGCAATCATCGCCGTAGCGGGGTTGACCAATGGCTGAGCAGGTATCGATTCAAGGCTTGGCTGGCTTGGTGCGATCGCTGCGGGAGGCGCCCAGGGCCGTGCAGGGAAGTGCGGTCCGAGCTGGTATGCGCAAGGGCGGCAATGTGATTCGGGACGATGCGAGGCGCCGCGCGCCGAAGGCGTCGGGCTTCTTGGCCAGCCAGATCATCACGCGCCGAGCCAACGCGCAAAACAGGTCCCGCGCTGGCGTGGGCAAGGACGGGGAGTACTTCACCGTTGGGGTGAAGTCTGGCCGCCGACGCAAGTACGCCAACACCAAGCGGAACAAGCGACGTGGTCGAGCAGGGAAATCCTACGTTGACCGCGGCTGGGCTTACTACTGGCGGTTCCTCGAGTTCGGCACGAAGAAGCAGCGGGCTTCGCCGTTCTTGACGCCGGCCGGCGAAGCCAAAGGCCCCGAGGCGGCGCAGGTGATCATCGATGAAACCCGGGCGGCGCTCGACAAGCAGCTGAAGAAGGAGGGCTGGAGATGATGGTTCCCCTCATCCAATCGCTGCTGGAAGACGATGCGACCGTCCGGCAGGTGCTTGGCGACCCCGCCAACTTGTTCCTGGGCAGCGCGCCCCAGGGCACGCCGCTCCCGTACGCGACGTGGGAAGTTGTCGGCGGCTCGCCCACCGCGATGCTGTCTGAGCCGCCGCCGGCGGACGGCTGGCGGGTCCGCTTGACCGTGTGGGGCGAGAGCCTCAGCCAGGCCAACGGCGTTGCCGTCGCCATCCGGGATGTGATCGAGCGCGTGGGCAGCATCGAGTCGCACAACCCCACGCTCGACAGCGACGACACGGACGCAATGGGCATTTCATTCGACGCGCGGCTGCTGCAGCTGCGCTGATCCACACAACGGCAATCCACCGGCCCCGCAAGGGGCTTTTTTCATGCCCGGCGACGGGCACAACGCAAGGAAACCCCTATGGGACAGGTACTCAAGTCGAAGCACACCCAGCTGTTCATCGCCATCGGCGCGGCGGAGGTCATCAAGGTGACCCGTGTCCGTTCGGTCGGCTTCCCGGATGGCCAGGCCTCGGAAATCGATATCTCGGACTTCGATGACGACTGGGATCAGTTCGTCGCGGGCCGCAAGGCGACCGGCAGCACGAGCATCGAGGTGATCTATGACTCCGTCGATTCCGAGGCGCTGGAGGAACTGCACCGCACTGGCGCGGTGGTCAACTTCCTGGTCACAGCGCCGGCCAGCGAAACGGCGGGCGCCGCCAAGCCGGTGGCGGTTGATGGTGTCATCACCCCGCCGACGACGGTTGTGTCGAAGCAGTTCAACGGCTTCGTCCAGAACTTCGCGGTGACGGTGGCCGACAACGACGTGTGGAAAGCCGCCATGACCATCCGTGGCTCCGGCGCAGTCGAAACGCACCGCCCGACGCCCTGACGGCAACAACGGCGCTTTCTCTTTCGGCCCACTTCGGTGGGCCTTCTCTTTGGCAGGGCGCGCGGATCCTCCGCGTGTTAGCCGTGCGCGGCCCGCGCGCCCTGTCGCCATTCAAGGAAACGGCCAATGAGCAAGACCAACGACACCCCGGAAACCCAGCCGCAGCAGCCAGTGAGCATCCTGCAGTCGTTCACCAACCTGGGAATGTTCGCTTCGAAGGATGTGCACGCCGACACGATCACCCTGCCCAATGGCGACAAGGCGCAGTTCCACGTGCGCGAGCTGCCGGATGTGGAGTTCCGCAAGCTGTGGAGTGAAGGCGACCGCGCCAAGCTGATCGCGGCATCCATCTGCGACGAGGATGGCAAGCCTGTGATGAACGTGACGCAGGCCGCCCAGCTGAAACCGCTGGTGGCGGCAGAGCTGCAGCGCGTGGCCATGAAGCACTCTGGCTTCGGCGAAGAGGCCGCGCAGGCCCAGGCCGACGCGGGAAACGACTAAGGCAGCGTGGCGAGGACTGGTTCTGGAAGGTCCTCGCCGGCCACCTGCACCGGCCGGTGTCGGAGTTGCAGGCGACCATGTCGCGCCGCGAGTTTCTGGAATGGTGGGAGTTCCACAAGCGCAATCCCATCGACCCGGTCAGCCTGCACCTGAAGCCCGCTGCCTTCGTCGCATACATCACCGCTGCACACAGCCAGGGCGGCACCAAGCGTGGCATGCAGCACTACCTGGACGCCCTTGTGCCCCGATCCGACGAGGACGAGGCAGAGGACTGGTTCGATTCTCTTGGATGACCCATGGCCGACACCTTCGGGCGCTTCGCTGCGCTCCCCATTGGACCGTTGCTCGCTGCCCGAGATGGGGGGCTCACTCTCGCAACGACAGCCGCAGCCGATCTCAACCGGTGTGCGCGATCGGACTTTGCCCTGGCCACCGGCGTTGTTGGCGTTGAATTCGCTCTGTGGGGCGATGACGACCTTTCCGCCTTGGTCGGGTTTGTCACGCCGGCGGCGCCACTCAACCAGGCACCGGGCGCAAACGGGGAGGGGATCGGCTGGGAGCTGGCGACCGGCAGGCTGATCCAGGGCATCGGCGCCATAGCCACGGGCCTCCCGTTGGTCCAGCATGGCGATATCGTCGGGATGCGAGTCTCCTTCGGCAGTCCGTCCCGGCTGCACCTCTATCTCAACGGGTCGCTGGTCCACCAGCGCGACCTGCTGCTGCCCGGTCCGCTGCACTTTGCTGCATCCATGGCCGCAACCAAGGCCGGCGGGCTGTGCCTGGCCGTGAACGCTGGACAGTGGGGCGCGCGGAGCGATTCCGCGATCGCCGGGTGGCGGCTGGAGCAGGCTCAGGCCGCGTTGACGCGGCTCGCTGATGCCGACTGGCTCTCCGCGCCAGGCGATAGCCCGGCAAACGCCCGTTATGAAGGGTTGGTCGCCGAGGGCGTGAACCTGGTGCAAGAATTGAGTTTCTGGCCGTGGGGAGGTGACCCCGTCTCGCAAACGGCAGCGGCTGAGTGCGTGGTGGCTGATGCCGAGGGCATGCTTGATGGTCTCGCGCTCTCGGGCGGCTCGGGTGCCTCGGTCCAGATCCTGCTGGTTGATGAAACCGCCATGCTCGCCGACGCGGCGCCGGTGTTCCGTTGCGCGATCGATCAGATCGAGATCAACGACGACGGCAGCAAGACCCTCCATCTGCGGGACGCGCACGACTATCTGGCCCAGCCCATCAACCGCGGCGTCTTCCTGCCCAATGTCGCGTCACTGGCATGGAAGCCACAGCCGGTGGTGATCGGCGCCGTGGCGAGCGTGCCGGCCGCCGGCGGCAACTCGGATGCCACCTCCATGTTCCTGGCCGATGGCCCGGTCTATGTCGACGCGGTCATGGATCGCGGCGACCTGATGGAGCCAGGGACGTTTGAAGTTGCGCCGGATCACCAGCAGCTGCTGATGAAGTCTCCCCCGGTGACGCCTGTGGTGGTGGACCTGTCCAGCGTGGGCGCTGGAATGGCGCCCGCAACGCTCTCTGCAGCCGTCGCCGAGATCATGGGGCGGTTGGGCATGGGGGCATGGTCAGCAGTCGACTGCGCAGCCATTGACGCCGCCACCGGCTACGCGGGAGTTGGGTACTACGCGGGGACCTCCATCACCGGCCGCGATGCGCTTAACGCAATCTTGCCCAGCTATGGAACCGGGTGCTACCAGGATGCGACGGGGGTGCTGCGGTTCGTTCGGGTAGTGGCGCCGGAGAGCTACGAGGGCCTGCCGGCGTTCGAGCTTACCGACGACGATATGGCCAGCGACCTGGTGGGCGTGCCGGATGAGGCGCCCAACCTGACCCGCCGCATGGCCTACAGGCCAAATGCTCAGGCCTTGGGTGCGTCGGACCTGGTCACCGATGTGGTCGACGTTCCACAGGCGCGGCGTGACGAACTGACCGCCTTGTATCGCGGCCAGGTGTTCGCGGCTGGGCCGTTGGACGCCCACTACCGCCAAGCCGAGGCAGCAGATCCGGTGATCTCGCTGTTCTGGCGGGCCGCAGACGCACAGGCCGAAATCGACCGGGTGGTGGCCATCTATCAGCGGCAGCGCTTCTTCTACCAGGTCACCGTCCGCGGTGATCAGCAGCTTGCGCCGCTGCCGGGGCAGATTGGCCGGCTGCACTACAGCCGGTACGGCCTGGCCGACGGCAAGCCGGTGCTGGTGCGCCGAGTTGAGAGAAACCCAGCCACGGGTGAAGTGGTGCTGACCTTGTGGGGGTGAGAGGGTGCTTATCGGATATGGAATGCCCGCCGCGGTGACCGTGGCGCTTGCCGGTGGAACATGGCTCAGCAGCGATCAAGGCGCCGCGCTGTTCGACGGCAAGCCCGGGCGCGCAAGCCGGGTCCGCCGGACCGGCGCGTTGTCCGTCACGGTGACGCTCGCCCAGGCTGTCGTGCCGGGGATAGTGGCGGTGCTGGGCCTCAACGTCCCAGCGGGCGTGGCGGTGCGCGCCGCCGGCGCCGCTGGCACGACCACGCGGCTCCCTGACGGAAGCGTGTGCGCTTGGCTCTTCCCGCAGGGTTCGGTGCCTGTCACAACGGTGTCCGTGGAAATCGACACCACCGTGACCAACGTCGATATCGGCGAGATCGCCATCTTCCAAGCCGTGGACGTGGGTATCAGCGACGGCTGGGGAGTTGCCACGATCGACACCAGCGCTCACACCAGGACGAAGGGTGGGCAGGTCAATACCGTGCCTGGAGCGCTGTACCGCAGGCTAACCTGCAACCTTTCCGGCCGGGCTACGGACGTTGTTCGCGGGGGAGGCTTGAACGGAACGGACTGGGAGACGATCGGCGCGGCGCTGGCTGGCCGTCGCCGGTCCTGCGTTGTCCCGCAATACCGGGATATGGCGACCAAGGCGTTCGATCCGCTGCTGGCGGCCCGGTCAGCGCTCTACGGCTACCCCACGCAGCTGCCGACTGCCGAAAACATCAGCCGGCAGTACTTTTCCGGGTACATCGAGTTTGAGGAAGTCCCTGCGTAGCTGGCATGATCCCTGAAAATCTAGGGAGGTTCTATGAACTTTGGGAAGTTGTTCGCGCCGTTGCTGCTTGTGGCGCTGGCCGGTTGTTCGTCGCCCAAGGATGACGGCTCAAAGAAGGCCCTGTTGAACTGCATGAGCGCAATTCAGTCTGCGTCAGATAATCCGAGTGCTACGAAGGTCCCGTACTCCAAGGACTGGGGAACGGCTGGAGAGCACTACTTTGCTTGGCCGGCTGGGTCAGGCCTGATCTTGGCCACGAAAGGCGGGGCCGCGCAGCCGGCCTCGGCGTCCTGTATCACGAACGCAGCTGGAATCGTGACTGACATGACTATCAACGGGTCGGACGTCCCGATCCGCTAAGTCACTCCCTTCATAAGTCTCAAAGCCCGCTCTGTGCGGGCTTTTTTTTTGGGAAAAGCGATGAGCCTTTACACCCTTACCGTTGACCTGCTGCTGAAGTCGGGATCCTTCGAGCGTGACAGCGGGAAGGCTGCGCGCGTAGTTCAGCGCGACATGGCGTCGATTCAAACCTCAATGACCGAAGCCGCGCGGCGGGGTGCCGACGAGGTGGCCGCAGGCTTTCGTCGCGTGGCACTCGAGGCCATCGGACTCTCATCTGCGCTGACCGCAGTGAAGGCTGCCATTGGTAAGGCGGACGAGTGGACAAACCTCAACAATCGTCTACGCCTGGTGACGCAAGGGCAAGCGCAGTTTGCCGCGGCCCAGGCGGACGTGGTCCGCATCGCTGGCGCTGCTCGACAGCCGCTTGGGGCCACTGCTGAGCTGTACCAGCGCATCGCGATGAACCAGGAGGCCACCGGTCTGTCTGGCGCCGCCTTGGCGCGCGTTGTTGAGACTATCAGCAAGACGATGGTCATAAGTGGTTCAACTTCTGCTGGTGCAGAAGCGGCCCTAGTACAGCTTGGCCAAGCATTTGCGTCGGGCACTCTGCGTGGCGAAGAGTTGAACTCTGTGATGGAGCAGGCGCCGGCGTTGGCACAGGCCATCGCGAAAGGCTTGAACGTACCGATCGGGAAGCTGCGTGAACTCGGCGCTGCCGGCAAGTTGTCGTCACAACAGGTGATCAGCGCGCTGCAAAGCCAGGCCGGAGCTGTTGATGAGGCGTTCGGCAAGATGACCGCCACCGTTGGGCAGTCGCTGACTCTGTTCAACAACAACTTGCAGGTAATGGTCGGTAGGGCCGACGAGGCGACCGGCGCATCGCAAGCGCTGGCCGATGGTATTGGCGCGCTCGGCAACAACCTACAGATGGTTGCCGTTGCAGGTGCGGCGGTAGCTTCGGGCCCACTGCTGAAGACGCTTCTCGCGCGGGTAGCGGCAACAAACGCAGGGATGGCCGCTGATCGCGCCGCGGCGGCGCAGAATCTTGCCTCTGCGCAGCAGCTTGAATTGCGCGCACGTGCGGCCATGCTCGATGCGCAGGCTGAAGTCCGCCGAATGGAGGTAATCGGCGGCAGCGTATCTGTCAGCTCCAAGGCTGCTGCCGCGACGCTTGAGCACCGGCAGGCGACCCTGCTACTCGCTCAGGCGCAGACCCAGTCGGCGGCCGCAAGCGCAAGCTGGGCCGCGAGGGCGGGAGCGTCCACCTTGGCAATGCTGGGCGGGCCTGCCGGAATTGTCACGATGCTGGCAACCGCCGCCGCTGGCTGGCTGCTTTTCCGCGACAACACCACTACTGCCGCTGCAGCGCTGATTGACTTCGGTGGCGCTGCGGACACGGCGATCGAGAAGTTCAAGGATCTCAACAGCCAGATGCAGGCAGGTGAGATCCTGCGCCTGCAAAAAGAGATCGACGCCAACTATCGGACCATCACCGATTCGATCACCGAGATGGTGGCCGCTGCCACCAACTTTGCCACCGTCGGGCAAGCCTCGGACTTCATCAAGGAAACCGAGCGGCTAGATTCAGCATTCAAAGCCGGCAAGATCAGCGCTGATGATTTCTCGGCTGGCCTTGAAGCGGCATGGAAGTCGATGATTGAGGGGTCTCCTGCTGCGGCTGCTGTGGCAAAGAGCCTGACTGAAGAAACCGCAGCCGCGGCCACTGCTGGCCGGGAGGTTGATCGCAAGCGGGCAATCTTAGAGGCGTTCACCGGGAGCAGCACCCAGGCCAAGAGCGCTACCGACGCGCTGTCGGGATCGTTCAATGTCCTTGGGGACTCGGCAGGGGCGGCAGGCAAGCGCATTGCATCGGCCATGCAGTCGCTGCCCGGACAGCTCGCGCGTGTCGGCAAGAGCGCGGGCGAGGTGGCGAAGCTGGATGTAGCCGACTGGTTCAAGGAAGCCCAGGCCGGCGGCGTCGACTTCTCCAAGCGTGACGACCCGAAGGTAAAGCAGTACATCGAACAGGGCGCGCAGTACATCCGGTTGCAGACCGAGCTGGCTGCCGCGCAGAAGACCTTCACCGAATCCCGCAAGGGCGCGGCGGCGGCTGAGCGTGCGGGCGCGAAGGACCGGAAGGCCGACGCGGAGGCAACCAAGCGCTACAACGAGCAGGCGGCGATGGCCGCCGCGACCATGGCTGGGCCCCTGGCCGAAGCCACCGAGCGCCAGAAGCAACTAGAGGACAAGCTCAAGGAGGCACTGAAGGAGGGGCGCATCGAGCGCGCGGCGTACAACACCTTGGTGTTGGAGTCGCAGAAGGCCTTGGAACTCTCAAGTGCTGAGGTCAACAAGGCGCTGTCCAGTCCCGAAGCGCTGCTGGCGACCATGGACGCCGAGGTGGCCATGCTGGGCAAGGTCGGCCGCGCTCGCGAACTGTCGCGCCGGCAGATGATGAACGAACGCGACATGCGGCAGGAGCTGCAGAAGGC